AAACGTAGAACAGATCGCAATCAAGTGTTATACTATATTCAAGATACAGTAACACAGGAGTACTACATTGGTTTAACTGCTATGTGCTTTGCAGGTAATGTTCGTAAGACACTAGTCCGTCGTATGCAAAAACATATGCAACGGGCCATGACTGAAAACAAAACTTGGGGTTTGTCACGTGCCCTGCGTGAGTATGGTGCTGAACGTTTTGTATTCGGTACCTTAGAAATTGTTCGAGGCAAGCGTCCTGCTCATGCCCGTGAAACAGAATTGATTAACACATTGCAACCAGCATTAAACACATTTGGAGTAAAATAATGAATCAAAAAATTCAAGATTTGATGTATCATTCAGGACTAACTGCACAAGGATGCTGGGATGAAATGGATGATTATGATAAACAGGCTATTGAAAAGTTTGCCGAGTTGATTGTTAAGGAATGTATGAATGTTTTAGATCCAGGTGGTCATCAATTGATAGCACGGTTCCACACAAGACAATGGTTGTCAGAACATTTTGGAGTAAAATGAAATTAAACGATATATTACAATGGGTTGGGGCAGTATTCATTATTGTTGGCCATATCTGTAATGCCATTGGACCTGATGCACATCCCTACAACATTGTAGCATTTACATTAGGTACAATTATGTTTTTGACTTGGACAATACGTGTAAAGAACAATCCGCAATTGGTAGTGAACGTGGTAGCAATAGTTACTTGTTTAATTGGATTAGTGAACGCTTGGAGATAATATGAACAAATTAGTTAGAGATGGAATGGTTGCTGTATTATACAGCCCGGGATTTGGTGCAGGCTGGTCCACTTGGAACCCTACAATGCCTGAACTTATTTTTGAACCTGCTATAGCACAATTTGTATTGGACGAAAAGTTTGATGAACTACGAACATATGTGGCATTGAAGTATCCTGAAATATACGATGGTGGTCTGATGGACTTAGAAGTTGCTTGGGTACCTGAAGGCATTGAGTTTAAAATCAATGAGTATGATGGAGCCGAATCGGTTGAAGCAAAAGAAGATATAGATTGGTTTACGGCATAAGTAATGTATTATTGAGGGCTGATTAATGAATAAAAAGATTAAAGACCTTGCCAAAGATGCTGGCTTTGTTACTTGGGCTAATGAACCGCATGGTCCGGGCCCGGGCAATATTGATTGGTCTAGTTCCTATGATAAAGAACTAGAAAAGTTTTATGAAATAGTGGTACGTGAGTGTGCCAAAGAAGTTAAAGATGTATATAAACAAGGTGGCGGTACTTATGCTGAAACTATTTTGAAAAAAATGAATGTTAAAATCAAATGATACTTTATATAACTAACAAAGCTCGTACGGTCTTTTTACCCTACGAAGAAGGTATGATTGAATGGTTACAAGAAAAGTATCCCTTCAGTCAATATAGAATAGAAGAATATGAAAAGTAAAGAAGAAATCATAACTGAGATGTGCTATGCATATAGACAGGATTATGATTTAAATAAAGATCCGGATAGTCCATCATGGTGTGCAGGGATGACGCCAGAAGAACGTACGGGATTGTATAATACAATGTCTAACATTTATGAAAATAATATTGAACCATTGCTTAAACAAAACGGAGAAAAGAAATGACAGAAGATAATAGAGTTGAAGTTGAATTAGATTTAGATGAACATGAAATATACCTGCTAGCCATGGAAGCACACAAGCGTGATATTACACTAAATAAAATGATAGAGGGTATTTTACAAGAGGTAGTTGACAAACATAAAGTCAACGGAACACTAGTAAATGAATGATATTTTTTATGGAATTTTTAATTGGATCAAAGATGATTACCGTACTCATCCTTTTAGGTTTGGCATTGAGTTGCTTGCTTGGGGCATTTCAATTGGCTGTTCGATTACCATGGCTCTCACAGTCCCCAATCCGCCTTTACTTACTTTGTACCCTATTTGGATCATCGGCTGTGGTCTCTATGCTTGGGCTAGTTTTACTAGGAAATCTTTTGGGATGCTGGCTAACTACTTGCTACTTGTAACAATTGATAGTGTAGGATTAATAAGGATGTTAACGTGATAAACAAATTAGAACAATATAAAAAGTATTTTGCCTTTACTGGTACTAGTACTCGTAGTGAATATTGGGGTGTATATTTAATTAGTTGGGCCCTACTAGGTCTTACTAGTTCATTGGCTTTTATGATATTTGTACTAAGCTTACCCTTTACCATTGTCGTAATAGGATTACTTGGGTGGATTATTTCACTAGCAATATTATGTGTAGGTAGTGTACTATCATGTTGGTTATGGATTGCAACCACAATTAGGCGTTGTAATGATGCTGGAATCAATCCTTGGTTTGCTATTACTGTACTGTTACCTCCACCTTTTGGCACTATCCCTGTCGTTGTGTTTGGGTGCTTGAACCAGGATACAACTGCCAAAAGTTGACATAAATACGTTTCCTGTGCTATAATACGTATTATGAAACGAAAAATCTTATCATTCACTATTGAACAGCCCAAACATCGGGCTCATAAAGTGTTGTTTTCTAGCAACACTCCGTTCAAACCTAAGGTCGTACTATCCAAAAAAGGTATGTACGTTCGTAAACCCAAGCATCCAAACAGCACCGAAATTTGACAACAAATGGTTTTGGCGCTATAATAGAGTCTTATTCAGTCAAAAGGAGTTCAAATGAACATCAAGCAAATTAATACTGCTATCATGCAGGGTGACTTTACTAATGAAGATTTGGTTAGTATTGGCGATGCTATTCGTTTTGCACGTGCCCAACTAGTGGTACGAAACAAATCGGCATTAACAATTGGATCCAATGTGAAATTTACTAGTTCAACACGTGGTACAATATCCGGTGTTGTAAAGAAAATCAATCGTAAATTTATTATTGTAGATCAGACCGGACAGTTCCGTAGTTGGAGAGTGCCCGCTAACATGTTGGAGGTTGTATGAGTTATTTTGTTGTAATTGTAATTGTCATTGCCCTCGTTGCAATTGGCCCGTTATTGACTATTTGGTCACTGAATGTGTTGTTCCCGTTATTAGCTATTAAGTACTCATTAGAGTCCTGGTTAGCTATAGTGATTTTGGGTGGTTTATTTAATATTAGGAAAGCAAAATGAGTGATTTAGAAATTGATATCATGGAAATGTTGGAAAAAGGTACACACCCTGCAACTATTTCCGCTGTATTAGAAGTGCCTGTAACCTGGGTCTATGACGTGTCCGATTCCGTTAAGAATAGGGAAGTGTTTAGCCCGTTCAAAACTGTCAACTCCTAAATTTGACAATAAATGGTCTTTCTGCTACAATAGATACTTAGACAGTTAAATAAAGGACTTCAAGATGTATAAAGCAAATGGCTATTTATTTCGTAATGTAGAAGCACTAGGTGAATACTTAAAGATTCATTCTGGAAAAGACATTGTTGTCACCTATGTAACCGAGTATTTTCTTGGTGACCCGATGGAACAATAATTTGACAATAAATGGATTTGGTGCTATAATAGAATCTTAAACAGTAAACAAAAGGACTAACAAATGGCTTACATGAATCAGGAACGCAAAGCAAAGATTACACAAGCACTTAAGCCTATCTTGGCTAAGTACAAAGTTAAAGGATCTTTGTCAGTTCGCAATCATATGACTATTGTTCTGACCCTCAAATCGGGTGCTATTGACTTTATTGGAAATAGCAACAAGGTTTGCGGCAATGACCACTATCAAGTGGCTCGTGGTTTCAAACCCAACACAAATGGTTACGATCAGGTAAATCAATATTGGTTTCAGGATCACTATGATGGTGTTGCTAAGGAATTTTTAACCGAGGCTTTTCAAGCATTAAAAGCGGCCGATTGGTTTGACGAATCGGACGCAATGACAGACTATTTTAATACAGCATACTATGTTGACGTTAATATTGGTAAATGGAATAAATCTTACATTTTGGAGAAATAAATTATGGTTAAAATTAAAATGAAACCAATCAAGGGTTTTAAAGACTATCATATCACAGAAACCGGAGAACTGTATTCTACTAAGCGAGGAGAACCTACCAAGCTTAAGCCGAATGTCTTTCAGGGATATGAACGGGTTAAACTGTCATCAGTTGATGGTGGTATACATAATACTACTATTCATCGGCTAGTGGCAGAAACATATTTGAGAAAGCCTAAAAATAAAAAC